CGTTCAGCCTCTTGCAATTCGGCAGGAGTATTGGCTGGTGCATCTACAACTTCACCCCAAGTTTCTTTTCTAGACGCCGCTTGTTTCTCGCCGTCAGTGTTGGGGTCAGATGCAGATTGTCCTTGCCCTTGTTGGTTCTGCTGTTGTTCATCCGAACCTTGGGCTGTATTTTCCTTGCCGCCTTGCGTTCCTTGTGGACTGGACTGAGGTTCATCATTCTCACTCTCCTGTTTCAAATGATTGTAGATATCTTCTGTTGACCAGCCACGATACTTGTCATCAATCAGACCACCGTCTGGCAGTTTCATGCATGACACGCCCCGCCGCTTGACCTCGGCATCAATCGCATCTTGGATAAGAAGGTTGATGAAGTAGTCACCAGCGACATTCCACAGTTCATGGTCACGGTCACCACGCCTAAGGTGGTGCTTGGAATAGACATGCATGACCTCATGCACAGCCAAGCCAACCATCTCTTCCTTGGTGAGTGACTTGATAAAGTCGGAGTTGAACTTGATGAACTCGCCGTTGGTGCAAGCGGTAGATATTGAGTCATCAATCTCCCAAGTCATCTTGGATGCACCAGCCCCGAAGAAGGGCTGATGCGCTAGTGTTACAATCTTGCACCGTTCAATGATGTTCTGGATATCTGTCATGGTTACCCCCTATGACTGTGCAATGTTTTTGAGTTGGCAGTTGAGGTCGATGAACGACTTGTTCTGCCCAAGTTTGGTATCCCGTGCTGAGATATCAGTCAGCATCAGCAGTTGGAACTCACGCCCCAGTCGCGTTGCATACTTGATGATGTTGTCCATGTTGGACGGGTTCGCCATACGGGCAAGGCTGGACACCATCGCATATAGTGTGCATGGGTCGGACGGGACATCCACCGCATCAGGGTTGGTCTCGACTTGCTTGAGGTCAGGCAGTCCGCGAAAGATTTTAAGGAAGCCTGAGAACTCAATCGCAAAGCCACGCCCACAACAGCCCTCAATCAGTTTATATTCAAGTGACTGAGGTGGTCGCTGTTTCAGGATGCCGGACAACTTAGCGATAGACCGTGGTGACGGGAACGCAGTCATGTCTGGTTCAAAGTCATGCAACTGGTCTTGCTTGAAGCGAATGAATGCAATCACCTCAGGCATGATGTCGTTCTTGTTTGCCCACGCCACCCAGTCCTCAACATCTGGCTGGAGTTCAGCATGGACAAAGCGGTTGCGAAGCGGTGCTGGCATGGTGTTGACAACGCCACGGTCAGACACACGGTTGCCAGCCGCCATGATGGCACAACCCTCAGGCAGGACATAATCGCCAATGCGCTTGTCCAGAACAAACTGGTATGCCATTGCCTGAATAAGTGGTGATGGCTGGTTAATCTCATCAAGGTTGATGAGGAACTTAGCCTTCGGGTCAGTCGGTAAGTTTTGGTCACGAAGCCACCTGACAAATCCGTCTTCGACATTTGGGACGGGGATGCCCTTGAGGTCGGACGGGTCAGTGATTGACAGGCGTATGTCAATGAAGCCATCGAAGCCCATATCATCGGCAAGTTGCCGAAGCATATCTGACTTACCAATACCAGACGCACCCCAAGTCATCAGGGGTTCACCAGCCTTGATACAGATTTTTGCAAAGTCCTTCCATTCAGAAGGGATAACGGTTGAGATATTCATATCGGTGTTCTGCATAACATCCTCTTTTCTACTGATTGTCGAAGGGTAAGCCTAATATCTGATGTTGTCAACAGATATTAGACTGGGGTTAGTCACGAAGTGACGAAGGGGATAATGGTCGCAACTGCTGACGCCTTCTTGGCTTGTTGGACGCCAGCCATTACCATATCAGGGAAGGTATCAAGACGCATAACCACGCGCTTGAAGGATTCCCATTGCAGGGGCGTCACCCCCTGACCATTACATATCCGGCGGTGTTCATCCCATGCGCGTTTGCGTCTGGTGAACCATGCGGTGTCGTTTTGTGTCATCATCCTGATGCACTCCTCTATATCAAGTTGTTCATCCATTATGCCGCCATGCCGTAGCCGGACATCTGGTTAAGGATGTCATCGGCCTGTTGTGCGGCAGTCTTGCGAAGGTGGTCATTCTCACGCAACTGACCAACATCGAGGCTTGCCAGTTTCTCGCGCACCTCTTGGCAGTAGTTGTTAAGGTCAGCATCACCCGTCAGGTTGAGGCGAGGCAGGACATCACAGATGTCGCGGATATTCTGGACGATGGTGTCCTTGAATGTTCCAACAGCCTTGGACTCGTCAGTCTTGGGTTGATAACGATGCATGGCACTGGAGAACTCCGCGACACGCTTGGTCAGGCGTTCCCATAAATCGTGCATTGCCTCGTCAATGCGAGACTGCATCTGCGCTTCGGCATTCTCAATCAACTGCTTTTCCAGTTCTTCTGAGCCGAACATATTGTCGAAGGTGTTACCATCGGCAAGCGGTTCATATGCCACGGTGAAATTGAACTTGCCCTTGATTTCCTCGACAGTCGGATAATCATCGGTGCTGAACATATCGCCAAGGCGTAATTGCTGGGCATCTCGCGCAGTCTCATACTTGCCAAGGAACTCAGCCACCATCTGGTCAAACATGGCTTTGTAGTTGCCAATGATTTCGGCGTGTTGGTCGAAATTTTTGACGGGCAACAAGTCCTGCCCCTCAAGAAAGCGCAGGGTCTGGGCTTTGTTCACATTTCGCGCCTTGCCTACAACCTTGCTGATGTCTTTCAGCAGGGCGTTGCCAGCGAACAGTTTTTTGACATACCGTCCGGCATTGCCTTCGGCGCGTTTGTTGTCAGCCACTTCATCTGAAACGGTGCGGTCAGTTTTCTCGCCGCCCCACTGGCTGATGTTAAGACGAACGATAACTGCGGATTTTTGAATGTTTGTAGTCATGGTCTGCATTTCTCCTACTGGATTGAATATTGACTAGTCTATCTCTAATCCTGAGATAGTCAAGCCACAGAGTGGCGAGGTGCTACTGGTCACCTTCACCTAGGGGGGTAATATCCACGACATCGACAACATCAAAGTCGATGATGTCATGGAACTTGTCATCAGATGCGGCAAATTTGAGGCTTGCCGTCTCTTGGTCAGGGGCTTCAACGATGTCCTCATAGAACACCGTTGCCTGAGTAACGAAGCGGAACTTAGGCATTTGCTATCACTCCATGAATAATTGAAGACGCGCACTTTCTCGCGTTTGCGATAGCGAAGTGGTTGTCTAGGTTAAAGCGGCGATATGCTTTCTTTCGGAAATCATATGCCGTCACGATGTTGTCGGGGTCTCTTGCCTCACGCTTGAGGACGCCCCAGAAGTCACGCCCACCATCTTTTGTGATGAAATGTGCTTTGACTATCTGACCCTTGAAGGTGGTCAGCACCTTTTCTTTTTTGTTCATGTTTTACCTCACGACTGTTTCAAAGCGGTGGATTGTCCACCGTGTGAAGACTTGGCAGGGAGATAACCAAGCCTTCACAAGGTGGCAGGGTCATTGCTAACCCTGCCGCCTGAAACTGTTTTCCCCAGTAACTGCCCCGTCTGACTTGCTCCGGCGTATCAGATTGGCTGGTTACTGGCTGATGTTGTTGGCCTTGTCGGCGACAACTTGGTGCAATAGGGCGGTCAGCACCGCCCAGCCCCGAAAGGCTAACCCGTGAGTGGGTCATTCTGTTGGTATGTGTCGGGGTATTACCCGTGCCGTGCAACGCAAACACATTTCTGAAAGGGGGTTATGCCCCTGACAGTCACCACTCGCCCTGCCCTAGTTCGGGCTTTTTGTGGGGGTCTGCACTCCATAGCGTCCTGTTGATGGGGACGGCTCTTGCGATTTAGCAAGCATTTACCTGTTTCTTGTCCCTGCCCCGTGGCATGGCGGCTCTTGGTGGCCATTCCATTTGTCCATGCTGGGGTCTAACGCATCGGTGGCGGCATTTACCGTGTCCACTGGGTCTGTCGGTGGTGAAACCAACTAGCGAAAAAAGAATATTTACCATGAGAAAAAGCCACGCTTTTAAGAACGCCTGACCAGTCATGCGGAGTATCGGGGGACGGGAATGGAAAGCCGGAGCAATCCTTAGGCCAATCCGAAACCGACTGCCAACAGACCAGAGGGCGAACTAGTGAAGGCCGAAGCCTTGCGTGATACACGATGTCAAACAGCGTGGGGGCGAACCCCCGAAACCCAGACGCATCTGGGCTTGGGTCTAAAATATGTTCGACAATCTCTAGTTTCAAGAGGTGCAAGTCAAAAAAAATTCGACAAGGGTCTCAAGCCCTGAAAGGGCGGGGAAATGTCTGCACTGACTGATAGGGGAATGATAAACTACAGGGGAGAGGATAGACCAATGGCAAGTAAGAAAAACACAACGGGTCACGGGCTGACGGTTAAGCAGGAAGCGTTCTGTCAGGCGTATGTCAAAGGGGATAGCAAAGGCAGTGCCAGCGAGGCATACCGCATTGCCTATGAGGCTGACGGCATGAAAGACAGCAGTATCAGGGTTGAGGCTTGTAGATTGCTGGATAACCCTAAGGTGACCCAGCGCATTGACGAGTTAAACGGGGATATAGTGGCACAGAACCGCTTGCAGGGGGTCTCTCTTCGCCAGCGAGTGCAGGACGGGCTGTTGGCTGAAGCAATGACCGCCGAAAGTCCTGCCGCCCGTGTGAGGGCTTGGGAACTCATCGGCAAACTGCAAGGCGTGGACGCATTCGGTGCGGATAAAGTGGAACAGACCACCACCGTGACCAGCAAACAGGCCGAAAGCGAACTGCAACAGGCCATTCTAGACGCACTGCAAGACGACAATGTGGTGCAACTGTTTGAAAAATAACGGTTTGCATCCCGTGTTGCACGGGACACGCCGCGCAAACGCGATTTCGCAATGAAAGGAACGCGCACACGCGCACGCGAGGGGGTGAACCTACTCACGCACCCACACATTCAGGCGACCCCCCACACCCCCCCTGCACGCCCACGCACACGCACACACATATACATACGATTTCACACCCACAATCCCCACTTTCTCCCGGCATTCCCATACCTAATTCCCTGAAAACCTAGGAAAAGCCCCCAAGGAATCCTACCTACAGGGGGTAAATCTCAGAAAATCAGGAAGGAATCCTACCATGCGTAATTGCTACTGCAATTTTTGGGGAACGACCCCTGCCCCATCTG